CGTCGGTTTTTCCGTCTGTGCGTTTTTTGGTTTTTCATCACGGGAGGTCACACCGAAATTTTCCATAAGCTGTGCGGAGGCCGCTTCGCCCATAATCCCGGAAACGCCAAGAGTTACATAAAACACGCGCATTAATTCGGGAATCCCTTCTCCCCGCATCAGTTCAAGTGCAAGATCATTCGCCTTTTCTTCTGTCAGTGCTTTATTAGCATCCATTGCGCCAATCTTGAACGCTTTGACCAGCTGCGACAGTGTGGGAACATCCCCGGAATCCACAAAAGTGATCAGGTTTTTAAATACGTCGTTTTCCAGCTTTTCGAGAGCTGATAAAGAAAAAGAGACGTGAACATTCACGTCTCCAATCTTTACAACGACAAAACGATTGATTTTGTCGTAATTAATCATCTTATTATTCTCCCCCTGCGCCTTTAACATCGGTAATTGCAAGAAGACCAGAATAGAATGTCGGTTTTCCGACACCTTCCAGCGTTGCATCAAAACTTGCCATATCATCATGGGGAGTAGAGTCGGAAAGATCGGTAACAGAATACCAGTTTCTTTCTGCGCCGCCGTCAGTAGAATATCTTACAATATCCACTTTTTCGTCTTTAAGAAATGCATCTTTCAGCGCGTTGTATCCTTCATCGTTCTTGCAGCGGATACCGGACATGGAAAGTTCAGAAGTTTTGATACCGGAGTAAGTTTCGCCCCATCCGCCAGAAGTTTTGTTAGAACCATCAATAGAATCGGCCTTGATGGTGTATTTAGCGTCAGTCTGTCCGCCGATCAGGCACCACACCGGCGCTTCGTATGTAGCAGTTTCGCCGAAATTGATATAAACAAGCACGTCTTTGCCTTTGAGCTTGTCAGCTGCTGCATTGTATACGGGTCTTACTTTAGACATATATTATGTTCCTTTCTGTTAATACTCATAATCTTCAAAATCGATAGTATACACAATACGGGATGCACCGGCAGCCGTTTTACCCGCCGGAGGTGCAAAATTGATTTCAGTCACTTCAGAAGACAGCGCCTCGCCTGCAAAATCTTCATTCTCGTTCAAAATATCTTTAACTAGAAATGTTGTTTTTTCAATGGTCAAGGCGGTTTCGTTGGTGAGTTCTGGTGTAATAATGAAGATTTCAAAAGAAATCTTGCCTTTTTGCGCATCCTTCGTGAAATCATAGTACCGAATGTTTCCCATGCATAAGAATCCCGTTGTTACCTTTGGGAAGGAAGGCGCGCCCAGGGTTTTCACCCATGGCAAATCTGTACCGTCCTGAAGGACTTTCAAAACGCGATCTGTTAAAAATAGAACTCTATCCATAATGGCCCTCTTATGCACGGTTGATGGGAATTGTGCCTATAAACAGTTTGTTTCTGCCTTCTGCATCTGCTCCCATGAAATCGGTATAACTAATTGTATTTTCGATTTGTTTCACTCTGTCGCTGTATATCTTGTATTTTCTGTTATAGATATCATCAGCGTTCACGCCTTCCAGATATGCGGTAGCATCGCTTCCCACTAAAGCCGCCGCCTGTTCACGCAAGGCGACAAGTTCGGCCAGCTTCTGCACGATCTCAGATACAGGCGTTTTCACTTCGCTTTCCTGCACACCAAGACGCAACATAAGGCGTGTCACATATGCGTTTGCATAATTTATAGCGTTTTCTTCGGCCGTCATGACATTGTCTGTGGCCTTTGTGATAAAGATCATTTCATCACATCCTTTACCATCTGTGCGGCAATCTCCTGTGCCGCCTTTTCTGTTTCCGCATCAACCACGCCTTGTATTTCGTCTTTCGTTGCATCGGCAGCCTTAAATAGAAATTCATCAGGCTTTGTTCCTGGATGCTTAACGCGTTTAGCAAACACAAACCCATCGCCGCCGCTCCAGCGTAAGACTTTTTTGTATTTGGGATAAATCATATGCGATTTAGTCCCCGCGTGAACCATCGGCGCGTATGCTGCTTCATCTTCATCAAGGAATACAACGGCAGAGAATCCGTCCGCCGCTATTTCCTTTTTGACTGACCTTTCAAGTGCGCCGGTGCGCGTCGTGAACCTGTGGTTTTCCTGCGCATACTCCATAATTTTCGTAGCACTCTTGGCGATCACACTTTTTATGTGTTTGGCCAAGATGTCCCCGGCCTCACTGGCCATAATTAACCTTTATTGGCAGTCATGCATACAAAAGCCTGCGGCTGTACGACTTTTGCACCGTAAACCATGAGGCCGCGAACAACATCAGCGAAAGAAGTCTGGTCTCTGAAGGATTCAGTATTGAGAATCTGCTGTGCGTAAGACATAGCTGTATTGTTGCCTGCAATGATCTTGTACAGAGTGCCTTCAGTATTCGGTACGTTGTTGGAAACGTATACATCAAAGCCAGCTACGCGGCCAAGGTAACCATTGATTCTTGCGGCCTGTGCGGCAGTATCACCAGTGGAAACCATTCTGTCATCTTTACGCAGGATGCCTTCGAACCATGCCGGTACGACTACGAAACGGCCGGAAGTCGGCACGTTGTTTTCTGTGAGTGCTACGCCCATATCAATCAGCGCATCATATGCTTTGTTTGTTGTACCGATCTTTGTAGCGCTTTCATCAGAGCCGATCTGAGTGCCAGCCTGAGCATAAAGACCTGCAATTGTCTGATCTGCTTTATCAGAGAGTGCATAAGCGGCCTGCTGCATAGCAGAGTCAACCAGTGCCAGATTAGACTGGGTCTTCAGGATATCATCAACTTTGAAGCTGAAGTATTTCTGCTGATCAATAACGAGATCAAGAGAAGTGCCGCCGAGTTCTTCGGAAGTAACAGTGCCAGTATAATCCTTAACTGTCAGTGCATTCAGCTTGTTGATGTGTACAGTATCGCCTGCGGATCTGATTTCGCCTTCATAATCACGATTGCACAGATTTGCGTAAACGAGAGTTTTGTCAAGATTTGCAATAAGTCGTGCGTCCCAGAGTTTCGGGACAAAAGAAGTTGTTGCCATAATGTTTTCTCCTTAACCATTACTATTGGATGATTTTACAATGTCATCCCAGTTCTTGTTAATGTCGTCAATCGACATGTTCTGAATCTCTTCCCCGGTGTATTTGTGTCCTGAATTGTCAATCGGAGCGTGACTGCCGCCGCCTGGATTGCCATTGTTGGGGACTGCCCACGGGTTGGATTTCAAATAATTTTCAACACCAGTTTTGATATCTGTTGTCGTACCATCATCCAGAGAGAATACCAGTGCTCCGGCATCATCCTGACTTACCTGCGAGCTTAAGAGCTTTGATATCTCAGCTGGACTTACTGCGTGCGCTGCCGTCAGAGCTTCAATCAACGCGCTGTGTTTCTGGCTTGCAATCTGCTCCTGTTTTGCTTTTTCAGCGGCCGCTTTTGCATCATTGCTTGCCTTGGTCAATGCAGTCACCTGATCTTCAAGAGAACTCAGACGCGTTACCATTGCATCAGGATTCGTATTTGCTTCTTTCAGCTTTTCCATGAGCTTGTTCAACGATTCCATCTGCGCTTTTCCCTCATCAGCATTTTTTGCACCGATTGCACGGAGGATTTCTTCCTTTGCCAGACGGTTTTCCTTCGCTTCGTTGCGTAAAGAGGTCAACTCTTTACGCACGGCGTCGGTCATTTCCGCTCCGCCGTCAATCTCTTTCAGTTTTGAGTAAATTTCTTCAAGTGTCATTGTCTGAATGCACCCTTTCCGCGGGTCTACCGCAAATATAAAAACCGGCGTCTTGCCGAGTTTTTCCAATAAAAAAAGCTTGTTCTTTAACGTCTGCAAACCGAAAGACATTCATATCAATCGTCTGTATCAGATTTTTCAATCTCAAAAAGTGTTTTCATGTAATTTTCACTGTACTCCTTCGCCGCGTCGTACCATTTGACCCTGCCGGCCTTGAAATCAGCAGCACCATTTACGCCCAGAATACGCTTTAAAACGTTTGGCCGTGCTGTCTTGAGATATTCTTCACCAGCTTTGAGCGGGTCCTTTACGGGCGTCAAATTATCCAATTCTTCCTGGTATATTTGCGTCATATGGCACAGGCAGTTAGGATGAACTGGCAGTACAGGGAACTTGTCTTTTGGGAATACGCCTTTTCCCATGCCATATAAATCAGCATTGGCGTATAGATCACATATGTCATCACAGGGATGGCGGGAAGATAATGTCCATTTGTAAGCAACGATATCTTTATCATTGGCATATTTATCAAAGGTTGATTGCGCGTAAGCTCTGGCGGCTTCTGTCCTTGCTATTCTGTCGGCTATATAGCGTGATTTTTCTTCTATAGCGGTTCTGGCGGTGTTCTCGACTAATTTATCATCGAACATTTTCAAGGCTTTTAGAAGTGCCTTATACGCTGTTTTCAAATTCATGCTGCCGTTTGTCATTCCGGACAGCCTTGAAACATTGCGCGCTGCTTTCTTCACGTCTTTTATGACGGCTTTCATCGCTTCGTCTTTTGCTACATCAGCGCCGCTTACCGCTTCGTCGACGTCGCTTAATAGTTGTTCCAGGTATTCGGGCAACTTCTGCTGTTTCGTTACATGGCCATATCCATATCCGTCATAGAGTGCCCGCGCCGCTTTCTGTATATCCGATCCGTCTTTCTGAGCCGTCTTGATCGTGTCAACGATTTCCTGCTTCATCTTCAGGCCTGCGCCGTGGATTGTTTCGGAAAGCTTCATATTCTCAGACATCCAATGCAGGAAAGGATTTACACCGGTATCAGAAACAGGAGTTTCTACCGTGTAACAATCTTTTATCGCCTGCTCGACTCCGCTTGTCAGGCTGTCCATGACTGCCGCGTCATTAAATGCTTTCTCAACGGCAGCATCCGGCTTCATTCCTGCATCAATATTCTTCTGTACTTCTATCTTCAGTTCTTCGGCTGTCTTGTCGTAATCTTTCTGAAACCTTGCTACCGCTTCATTCGGACTCATCAGTCACCAGCGGAGGCGGGCGGAGGTTCAACCGGCTGCGCAGAAATCACAGCATCCCTTTCTGCCTCTTCAGCCTCATGAATAATTTCATCGTAGCGGTCAGGAGCAAGGTCCGGAAGATAGACAGACAGCAACCGTTTAAGGATCTCAATTCTAAGACCCGGCGCAAGGTTCAGATCGGACAATGCCTGTGCTTCCGCCATTTCAGATGCAACATCAACGATTCCGAAATCATCCGCATACTGGACATTATAATCACAATCAATATGAAGCCATGCCTGGAAGATTTTCATCAGCGCAGTTTCAGACTGCCGGCACTGGTCGGCGAAACTTGCCAGTGTCTGGTTCGTTCTCTCAAATTCCCACTGCCGTGAGACGCCGGACGCCTGCGCACTGCTTTCCATGACGAAAGACAAGCCATTCATTCTGTACAGCTCATTGACCAGGAAGCGGCGCTCATTCATGAGGACATCGGCCGGAGCACTCGGAGGCGCTATGAATTCCGGCTTGGCTCCTCCTGTCGCGCTTGGATCATAAGCAAGCGCATTCGATACTCCGAGGTCAATGCTCTGGCGGTCAGTAGACGGCATTGTAAGAATGGAAAAGGTCTGTTTCCGTAGAATTTCTTCAGAGAACGACTGAAAATTGTAGATGGCGCGAGCGACACCGGCAGAAGATTCAAGCGGAGGAGCAGGTTTCATTGTCTGCCGCCCGCTGGAAGAGACAGCCGGGAAATAAACGACAGGAATCCTGCTCAGGCCGTGTTCAGTCTGAGACACGACCTGCCCGTTAATTGTTGTCGTAATCGTCTTGTCGTTGAAAATAACACAGCGCGTAATTGTGGTATTTTCTCCGATCTGTACATTCTCCTGATACGTCAAAGACGTCAGACGGCCGAAGTTGTCCACGCTGTAATCTGTCACAAACTCCGGTTCCACAATGTAAGCATAAGGAAACAGCCGGTTCTCAATCGCCGTTCCCATATCACTGGGGATATTAGGGAAGTTATCAACGCAAATAAAAACAGCTCCCAAAAGCTTGGCTTTAAGAGCTGCATTCTTCATAAAATTATTAATTGCCGTACCCGCATTATCTACGTTGTCGAGGAAAGTATCAATATACTCTTTACCCCGTCCGTCATAATTGCGGGATGGTTTTTTCTTGAAAACCGGATTTACAAGCGAATCAACGATATCCTTGAAATAGTTGATGTAGTACGCCATTTTTTGGCGCTTATGGTAATTGTTCTCTGTCTCACGGTCGAACTTTACCAGGTAGCCCCCGCCTGCAAACCCTCCTTCGCCATAATAGGCATCTTTTACAAATCTGTAATTAGGCATCTGATACTCCTTAAATATCTATTACATATCCGCGCATCGGCTGGGATACCATCGACTTCTCACAAACACCGGTCAGTGCATCCGGCGCGTCATCGTGCGCATTCTTGCCTTCACGCTGGTATCGGTTAAGCGCATTGTAGAACTCCGGCCATCTGTTTCGCCAATCTTCGGGGAAATGGATATGTTCCATCACCCACGTAGCATTGGAAAATATTCTGGCTTCCTTGTTCATCGACTGATGGAACATGTTTATATAACACCGGTTGGATCCATACCGTTCTTTGAGAATCCGTCCTACGCTTCTGCCAAATCCACGCCCGCCGTTGTTTGATTCTATATCAGCCCTGCCCACATTATCCTTATGCAGCATGGCTGCGGTCTTTGGCTCCGTCTTCTCCATCGGTTCATTCGTGTAAAGAACATCCAGGATATACACTTCACCGCCATAGTACCCATAATTGATGGAACACAAGAAATCTGCGCCGGTGTCTGCGGTATCCGTGTAATTCCTGATTGCTGTAAAAAGAGGATTCCCCTTCTTATCCCGCGGTATATCGTCATACGTCTTAAACGACGTATACAATCGGCCTTGTATGTCTATCGGTTCCTGCTGGTAGTTGGCAGCGGCGATATCTGCGCCCATAGCCTTGGTTTTAGACGCATAAGAACGCCGTGAGAGTATTTCATCACACAACATGCTGCCGTCGTCCTGCATAGCCTTCATTGTAATTACACGCGCATTTTTACCGAAGTACTGGATCACGCGTCCTGCTAGGTCATCCGTAGCCCATCTGGTCATGATGATGATCACGCGCCCGCCCTCTTCAAGTCTTGAGAGCATGGTATTCGTGAACCATTCCCAATGCTTCCTTTTCACATTCTCGTTATACGCTTCCTCTGCGTTCTTGATGATATCGTCGATTATCATCAGGGAGCATCCAAAACCGGTCGCCGTGCCGGTCGGGCTTGTGGCAAGATATGAATTGTATGCACCATCCAGGCTCCATAAGTTCATAGAAGCATCACCGCGCTTGATTTCTACGCCGGGGAAAATATCGCTGTAGACGATGCGGTCAGGACTTGCTTTGACTTCTTGAATGTCGTTCCTGACATTCTTCGAAAAAGTCGTAGACAGTGTTTCATTATAAGACCCTGTCATGATCTTTTCTTGCCCGTTCTTGCCCAGTGCCCATTCCACAAGCAAAGACGCGGTCCGGCTCTTTCCGTGCCGCGGAGGAAGATTGATAATCAGGACGTCCTCTTTGTATTTGCGTTCATAAAACGCTTGCAGCGCATTGCACAATTCCACCAAGTACGTTCTGCTCTTCCTATAGAAGGTTGGCGCCTTCGCCATGCAGAAATAGAAGAAATCACGGCGGGCAAGTTCAAGCCTGGCTTGCTTAATGATTGTTTCTCTATCCATCATTATCAACCAACTTCTTTAAATCTTCCGTTGTGACTCCGTCGAAAGGATTTCCTGTTTCCGTACTGTCATCCATAAGCCCGGAAAGAGACAGCAGCATTTCGAAGGCTTTCGGGTTTCCCTTCATCGCCTGCATTACCTGAGCGATGACCAGTACGTCTTGAACGCGGATATTCTTTCCTTTTGCATCAGCGATGCTCTTGATATTCTTATCAAGCTTTCCATTCTTTATAGGCATTGCAAGAACTGCCCTTGTAATGTCTTTCCATGCCTTCAGTTGCCTTCTCTTTTTCCCCGAAGCAATACCCGCTTTTTTGGCTATTTCCCGTCGTTCCTCCATTGTTAAAGTTCCTAAAGACCTTAAGTTATCATTTCCCATTTTCTCCTGCGCCGATCATAAAAAATCAAAGTTTTACTTTCTTATGTACGAATTTATAGCCATACGTCCTTTGATGCCTCGTCAGCCATCCATCAAAAGCCTGGTCATCTGTCAAATCATTGGCAACGATGCACGGAACCTTTTCAAGGTGTAGTTTCTTTGCCGCCTTCAGTTTCGTATGACCGCATACGACAACCCCGTCAGCATCAATCACTATCGGAACCTTAAACCCGAAACTGTCAATCGAACGCATGACGTAATCAACCGCGCCGTCATTGTCTCTTGGGTTGTTTTTATATGGCGTCAGTTTAGACGGCTTCTTATAAATGATTTCCATGTGTTCACCATATACATAAAAACAGACAGCAAAAAGCACGTAACTTTCATTACGTGCTTTTTGCCATCGTCAAAGTATCTCTGAGGTGTAAGAAAAGGAAAATTGTCCAAAAGTAACATGTCTAACTTTTTAGTTTCTAAACTGCCTATGCTTTCTAAGCTGCCTATGCGGCAGTGATCGAGGGAGGCTTTGCATTAATAGCAAATTTATTATATTTCCCTTTTCTTCACGATACCAGAATAGCATGTCAAGTAGTGTCTTTTGGTGTCATTTAGTGAACTCTTTTAAAAATTCCCGACAATTCTTTGATTCCCATATCATGGAGCTTGAAAATATACCGCTTGGTGTAATGCATCTGGCAGGAAACTGTTTTCCAGTTTTCGCCCATAATGTAATACCGATACAAGACCGCCTTTTGCGCGTCGTCATCAATACGGCTAATCATGCTTGCAGCTCTTTCCTTATTAGCAATATACGCATCCCATAATTGATTAACTTTATCTGCCTGCATGACGATCTTTTCAACGATCTCATCCAAAGAGGAAATATGATTTCCCTGCACCTTATCGCCAAAAGCAGGAGAGGATATATTAGATGCATGGGCCTGCAAATTTGTTAATTCCTGTTCATAAACAAGCAGCATATGGTTTTGCTTTCTGACTCTTAGAAGAAATTCTCTTACCGTCATCAAATACCAGCCCCCTGTTTCCGATGGACAATAAACTCAAAATACTTGTATGGATTGTTTCTGATACTCTTCGCGATCTCTTCTGCCTGCCTCATCTTAAGCGGAATCATGTAACCCTTATCATTGGGTGCATACTGAATCCTAAGCAAAACAGGCTCCTTTTCTCTTACGCATTCTTTATGCACGATCACCTCCCAGGCGTCAGGATATGTGGCATCGTTCCTTTCCCTTGCCGTTATCCTGATATAGATACCCGCCATGACATCCATCGTATAGACAGCCTTCTGTGCTGCCTTTCCAACCGCTATACCCACAATATACCTCCGTTCTCAAACCTTCATTTCAGATACCGTAATAACCATTTGCGGTGTTTCCGCATATGCCTTAATGCATTCACAAGAAATAACCTGTTTATCATCTGCATACGCGACGCCGTTTAATGCATCAAGACCAAGTTTTAAGATATTATCTGCATCCGGCTTCTTAGCCGGCTTCAATATGCCATCTATGGCCATGGCGTGCTTGGCCTTGCTGAAGGCCTTAGGGATAGAGAAAAAAGCCTCTATTTTCACCCTTAGATAAACATCCTTAGGAAACATCATATAACCGCCAGATCTCCAGGCCTTTTCAATCTCCTGTTCTTTCTTCTTTGTAGCAGATGGCGTATACACCGTTCCGCTCCTTCTAGAAAACCGTGGCCGGGCCTTTCCGACCGGATCCCCGATGATAACGATCGTTGCTCCTGTCATAAATCAATCCCCGGCTTTATTTCTTGCTTCTTCGGCGTTCTTTCCGTATCAATCGTTCCGAAAAGTTCGAGCTGTATTAACCATTTCAAATACGTCAGCGCCTTTTCATAATCGACATGGGCCGGTGCGCCTGGCTTCTTCCCGGCGCGTGTCACATACTTTAATACATTTCCTTCAAGAAATCCTTTCATTTCATCCGTCGACATAATTTCCATCATGATCTGTATTGGTTCTTTACCTTTTCCCGCGTAATACTCCGGTCTCAATCCTGAATCATTCATACTTTTTCATCGCTCCCTAAAAACAAAAAGCTGTCCAAATCAGATGGCGATACGCCGCTATTTAATAAAAATGTTTCTGCCCGCTGCCGCGTTTCGAACTCCAATGGTTTGCCATTGTTACTAAGAAGGTGAAACAAATACGGCTCCGAGGATTTAGCAGGGTCTTCAACTTCACAATACAATCCGACAGTAATCATCATTTCACCTCCGAGAAGAGCTCTTTCAGCATCCCCGCTCTTCTTTTCATATCATCCCTTTTAGCTTTAGCTTCAAAGACCACACACGCTCCGGCTCCCGCAAGGTCCAAAACAGTGTCATCCTGCATAAGTTCCGGGAATGCCTCATACAGCGCCTGCAATACGAATTCTGAACCAGAACGAAGTCCTTCCAGCTCATCCATTGAAATTAAGTGATGCTCTGGATCCTCTATTCCGGCCAGTGCCATTGCTTGTACTTTGATTGCAATCTTTTCGACATATTTGAGATTCTCTACGATTTCCTTTTTCTTCATCGTCTCGACTTTAATCATTTTTTCTTGCCTCCTGTTTTAATCCTTTAGGGTGTGCAATCTGGTAGGACATCCATTTCCGTTCCAGGTGTGACATTTGGTAAAAAGGTTTTAATATATACTGTGAAGAGAGCGCGCTTTTATAAGCGCTCTCTTTACGTATTGAAACCATGCATTTTTCACCTGTGAAATTCACCTGTGAAATTTAATATATTTCTATTAGCAAATTTCACACCTAATTTCACACCTAATTGATAACATTTTTCAATTATCTAACTCTCGAAATAACACCCGCGGAATCAACTTTAAATATCTGGATTGGCGTATTAATCTTTGACATATCGCTTTTGATTGTTCGTGTTGAACATACGAAATAATCCGCAAGTTGCCTTTGTGTGATTTTCTCATCGTGCGAAAGTGCATCTTCGATGAGCGATACAATCTGGCTTTGACGGGACAATTGCCACTTTGTCCTAACTTCCGCGCTCTTTCTATTACCCTTATCCCTCAAATCTTCCAGGCTTCCTTCCAAGGTTTTCATATCCAGCGTGCCGGAGTGATCGACTTGATGAATCGGATAATGATACACAACGACGAACTCTTTGAATGTAGGAAACTCCCGAAGCACTCCGGATACCTTGAACGCGCTGATGTCACCATTGCTTTCGTTGTCCGATAAGGGCGTAATATCGACCATCGCGTCAGGGTCTCTAGCAAATACCCCTGAACCGCTCGCCCTGTCCATCGTCTTCTTCTGGCCCTGCTGCCCTTTCGAGTGATGATGGCAGTATATGCAGGAAACGCCCAGGTCGCGGCAGAGTAAATCAAACTGATTACAGAATTTCGCCATGTCGCCGGCTGCATTCTCATCGCCAGTAATGACCTTGTATATCGGGTCAATGATTATCGCTTTAAAGCCGTATTTCTTGGCGCGCCTGATGATCTTAGGAGCCAGTCTGTCCATCGGGATGGCAGCTCCCCTGAGATTCCAGATCTCGATATTTTGTAAGTTCGCCGGCGGTACATCCAGGGCGTTATATACATCAATGAAGCGATGGATGCATGACGCGCTGTCAATTTCCAGATTGATATACAACACCTTGCCCTGCCTGCACTTGAAGTCAAACCATCTGCCGCCTTCTGCGATTGCTATCGCCAGTTCAATCAATGCGAAGGATTTACCAGCCTTCGACGGGCCCACAAGCAGCATCTTATGCCCCTGTCTAAGAACGCCCTCGATAAGTTCCGGTGCAAGCTCTGGCGGATTGTTGAATACACTTTCAAGGTCAGTGAAGGGCGGCAGGTCGTCAGCTGCTTCCTCCACATACTCGAGCCATTCCTTATAAGAGCCATGCCCTATGTTTGTAGCAATCAGGAACTGCTTATTTTGTCCTCTGTACGCCCCCGGCATTCTGGAGAGTCTCGAAGGGTTCTTGTTCTGCGTATCGACGTCAAATCCATTCTTTGTGCAGATTTCATACATCATTTTCACGCGCTGCTGGTATTCCTTCAGCGTGTCTGCATCAATATGGACAATGGCATGGACAGACTTACCGCCAGAATAAACCAGTGCCGCCACCGGAAGCTCTAACGCCTTGATCATCGCTATCTGCTTTGATACCGGCATCTTGTCTGATTCAATCAGCGTATACCTGTAAGAAGTGACGTCAGAGTTCTTTGCTCCGTAGCCATTCATCGGGTTAAACCGAATCCATGCACCGCCAGACCGCGGGTCTTCTTCCGTTTCACTTGATACAGACTGAGAGCCTATGGAAAGATCAATCCTCCCGTATTTCTTAAGCCTTGCGACCATGTCAGAAGCTGTTATGTGAAGGCCTTCTTCAAGAGGTTTAAACTTGCTGTCCCTGTCTTTGAATGACCTTGTCGTATAACTGACGATCTCATCGTCATCAAATAAAGCTTTGACGTAATTGATAAGCTCTTCAGCCCGTGCCTTGTCTGTCCATGCATCGTCTGATGGAGATTTGAACTGTTCAACCTCGATATATCCGGGGTCAATGATGGTGAGATCATCCGGAAGCCTGGCATTGATATCAATCGGAGTATCGTCATTCTTCCAGCCGTGCGCCTTGGCCATGTTGGTGATCGTTGCGCCGGTCACGATTGTGTCTGTTTCCTCTTCAAACGTATTCCATTTCTTCTCACATTCACCTTCGTGAAATTTACTGCCGGACCTTGACCAATCCTCCCAGATAGTAAGAGGATAGCCCTCATGTTTGAGGGCCATCCCTACCTGGAGCCAGATTTCATAATTTTCGTCAGGGTCGATAAACTTCAACAAAGGGATGATATCAAAATCCCCCCTGCCCATAGCGTTTTACCACTGGACAGTGGCAGGGGCACTCTCTGCCTTTCCTGATGTAGTAACGCCCTTCGTCATGTTCCCGTCCGGTATGACATAATCAGCCACCTCGTTATACGTCTTGTTGTTGTATTCACGGTGCTTGAGCGTCAGCCTTCCTGTCTTGTCCGGTACATGATTCCAGTTCATCCCGCTCGTCTGAGCTTCTTCGAAAAGCCCGATAGCCTTGAAGAACTTGACCAGTTTCCACTGCGCCTTGACGGTGAAGATCAGGCGGTCGTTGACGTGTACATCCCTTTCGCCAGGCACTTTGATGATGAGCTGCACCGTCACCATGTTAGCGCCTTTCTGCGTCCTGCCGTATTTGACTTCTGCAACGGTAAAATCATAATCACCTGCCGGAATGACGCGGAAGAGACTTTCATCATTCCCGTCATCAACAAGCTTGGCGCCCCAATCAAGGGATTCGTCGCCAAACTGCGCGAAATCTCCGTTTTGCGCGCCTACCTGATATTCAATTGCTTTGGTGTCCATCGGATTATCCATAATGTGTATTCTCCTTTAAATTAAAATGGCATTGTATCTAAAATGAAACGTTTTACACCGTCCCATGGTGCAATGAGATTTGTTTCAATGAATCCATCATTGAAGTCAGTAAGCTTTGCCGTGCTGAGACAGATGCCTTTAAGAACGAGAGCATCAATCACATCTTTTTCCTTAATGTTTGCCTCTGCCATCAGAGCGCGTAATTTCTTGACGGCTTCTGTATCCGGCTTTGGCTCCGGTTTCTTCTTTCTGGATGCCCTCGCCTGTTTGGGTTTTGGTTTTGGCTCTGGCTCTGGCTTTGGTTCCGGCTCCGGTTCTGGTGCAGCTTCCTGTGATTCCTGCACTTCCTGCATTTCCTGCTTTACCGGTGTCGCTGTCGCCTTCTTCACCCTCTCAGGAATGAGTTTGGCGATCTTCTCATACTCAAATTCCATCACATCATCCAGGCCGAAACGGTTCTTGGCATCTGCGAACGGCGTATGTGTCGTATACATGACGCGCTTTCCTCCTCTTGCTTTCTTCTTGCCGAAACCGTCTTTCGTGTCGACAAGAATTGTCTTGTAATCAGCAAACAGCAGGAGATCTGACCACTCCTTGACCAGCGGGCCCAATTTGTTGACGGAGCTTCCGGGGAGCTTCAACTCCCAGTGGTCATAATTTCCGTCATTATCCGGCTGCGTAACCGTACGCATCATGGCATGTGCCAGCAAAACAACGTTGTACCCCTGATCGATGCAGGTTTCGAGCCACACCAGAAGATGCGCGAACTCTTCAGAAAGCATCTTGTACCCCTTGCCATAGGAGAAGTCTTCAATGCTCTTCAGTTCCTTCGTTCTGGACGTGACTTTGGTATTGATGATGTAACTTTCACAAAGCCTTGCTGCCGCATCCGCTGTATCGATCACCAATGTGTCATACGGATTATCCGTGCTCTGTGCGAAACTCTTAACAACTGCAATGAGACTGTTCCAGTCAGGAATCCCCTGCACGCGGTCAACGTCGATTCTGGCAGAGCCGTTATCCAGATCAAGGAACAATGGCTTAGGGAACTTCGAAGCGAATGTAGTCTTCCCGATGCCCTCCACGCCGTACAGTACGACTTTGACCGGGCGGGTAATAATACCCCTCGATACCTTGAAATTCATTTAGAATCCTCCTTCTCATTAACCAAGCTGTAAATTCTGCTTAGTGGTAATGCTTGCACCGACAACAATTTCGCCGGCTTTCAATGCCTTTTTAACCGCTGTCTTGTCAACAGTTTCAACGGTCTTTACCTTCTTGTATTTTTCAGGGATGACATCCTCGCTGATGATCGTTACCTGTTCAGACTTTCTCCATCTGAACTCGCAGCGGTCAGTGCGGATTTTCTCTCCTCCGCAGAAGGTCGAAACGTACTCACGAAGCTGCCTGGCTTTATTCCTGGCATGCGTTGCGCGTTTCTCGAACTTCTCCGCCTGCTTGGAGCAGACATCCGCTTCCGCCTCCAGTTCCTTAATGAAGCAGCCGATGTTATCCAGCTTCTTGTACTTGTCCATTTCGAGCTGGTCAAGATAGCCGGCGTCGAACACTTCGCCCGTCTCAGAATCAACGACAGAATCGTCGAGGCGGAAACATTTTCGAATGTCTGATACAATCCGATATAAAGATTTCATGATTCTTTCCTTTCTTTGGTATAATGAATGTAGCAATTAGCTTTGAATGGGGATTCTTTCCTAATTGCTGGCGCGCTTACGGGCGCGCTTTTCTTTTTGCAAAAATTCAATTGACCGGATAACCGATTCAGCCTGATCTTGCATACCTGCATTGAATGTGATGATATTGTCACGCAAGATTGGGTCTATTTCCTTGTCCTGTTCCATCTCGCTGATTCTTTCCCGAATCTCCTTCAGGTCTGCCAGCATGAGCCGTCTTAAGATTTCAAGGCTTGGTAATTTCGATGGCTTCACTTGCGCCTTCCTCCTTTCGCCGGGTTTTCCCACGAAAGCGTCTGGCAGGGCTGAAACGCGGTAAATACCTTTTTCCAGTGGCCCCCCTTTCCTCCATGCCTGACCTTGATTTCCTGCCATTTGACTATGGCCGTGTCTTTGAAAACCGACTGAATCGTAACCTCGCGGCACCCATGGTAAGAAAGTTTGGGCATGTATACCGTTCTTCCAACCTTATTCGGGGTCATTCTCCATTCTTCAGGCGTCATCTTTCCTGCCCTCCGCGTCTGGAATATGTGCCTTCAGGCATTCGAGCTCTTCCAGCACTTCAAGGTATCTCTTCTGGATATCCTCCAACTGTTCAAATGCCCATTTCAGCCTGAAGACAGCCTTGGCATTGTTTGCGACAAGTTCCCGGTATTCCTCAACCGGAATGGTTACCATAAATTCGTTCCGCGCCCTTGAATAGCGCTCGCGTCTTGCGTTTCCTCTTCTCATTACTTCAATTCCCTCGCCTTCTTAACCCTGATGATGATCACCTGCCCGGGCTGAAGGTTCGCCGGGTCTTCAATGTGATTGTCTTTCGTTACCTGCCATACCAGCTTGGCCATGTCTTCCTTGTCAGTTGCGACCTTTCCGACAACGCCCCAGAGAGTGTCTCCCTGTTCAATCGTTTTGTGATACTCGATGAGTTCGGTTTCCTCAGCATGTGTCCACGAGTATGTAGCCACTGCCGCCGAAACAACCAGAACGCCAACGACAAGCAGCCGTTTTAATCTGAGCTTTCTCATTATTTGTATTCCTCCGCTTTAACCACTGCTGACCGGCAGCTTTCTGCCATCCCTTGGATAATCAATCTCAGCCGGATGATCGTCTTCTGCTGCGTATCAATCAGCCGCTTCATCTGCACCAGGTCATCTTCTTTTTCATTGAGGACCGCATACACATCCCGCCGGTTGAACTTGACACCAGGAACACCCTTCAATCGTTTCAGCGTTCCTTCCTGCTCCATGTTGATCACCGTACCGACCGAGACTCCCAGAAGTTCAGCAACTTCATTTCTTGAAAACGTACGACACACCATACTTGACACCTCCTAACGGTAAATAAAGTCACATATCGTGGTCTTTTGCTGCATAAAAAATACGGCTAACCGTTGTCTTATAATAATGTGCAAGTCTGATTTTAATCTGATCTCGCGGGATTCTTTTACCGCTTTCGTACATGTATAATGCAGATACAGAAATGCCACATGCAGCGGCAACTTCGGGTGCCGGAGTGTTTCCACGCAGTTCTTTTAATATAGTTCCGATGTCTTGTTTATTCATTTTACTCACCTCCTTTCATATTTTATGATGCCATTCTTATGTTCACGTTCTGTGGACAGCACTATAATATCACATCATGTGGGAAATTAGCAATACCGTTGCAGAAAATTTATTAAAAAATCTCACCTTTCGTGATATAATAGAATTAAATATATAAAAATCTTCACGAGAGGAGAAATGAAATAATGGCATTTAAAGATGTTCTAAAAAGAGAGCGAAAGAAAAAAGGATTGACACAAAACGAGCTCTCACGTTTAACCGGATTAACAAAAAGCGCAATCAGTATGTATGAAACCGGACAGCGTGAACCCAATTTTGAAACGTGTGAGCTTTTAGCTGATTTCTTCAATATTGACATGGATGTACTATTAGATAGAAAAACTACGGTCAATGCAGCAATTAAAATTCCTATATTAGGTCATGTTATAGCCGGCGTACCGATTGAAGCCATTACGGACATTCTGGGATATGAGGAGATCACCCAGAATATGGCCGATACAGGCGATTTTTTTGCGTTGAAAATACAAGGCCACTCGATGGAGCCCAGATTGGAGGAAGGCGATATTGTCATAGTCCGAAAACAAAGCTATGCAGACTCCGGCGATATCGCTATTATTTTGGTCAATGGAAATGAAGCCACCTGCAAACAAATAAAAAAGAGTGATACTGGTATCACTCTTATAGGTTTCAATCCTGTTGTGTATCCTCCCCACTTTTACTCGAAAGAGGAGATCGCTTCTCTTCCTGTTTCCATCATCGGCATTGTTGTTGAATCACGGCACACATGGTTAAAAATATGACATAAGTAGAAATGTGGTTACCGAAGGGACGGAGAAGGAAAATGAAAAATTTCAAAAAAACATTATTACTTGCCGGCTTATTAACGCTATTTACATCAACGGCTTTTGCTTACGTCGGCAGCTCGACAACCCATAAATTCCATTACGAAAGCTGCCGGGCCGCGCAAAAGATTCGTGCAGATCACCGCGTCAATTTTGATACCCGTGATGAAGCTGTCAATGCAGGATACCGCCCTTGTGGGATTTGTAAGCCATAATATAACCTGCAAGGATAAAAGATTGTATGCATTTAAAAAGCTCTCTATTGCGCATATAGAGAGTCTTTACCGGTACCGTGGAAATCAACAAGAAGCGATGCACTAAGAAATATACTGATTCGCTGTTTGCAGTGCAATATTGTGCATACATATTAAGTTGTTAGAATGAGAAACTGGCAGAGTATTCACAAGGTTAACCCTGATGTATGAGGTAAATAAGGTTTTCCGTCTCTGCCAGAAAACGCTAGAAACAGGAATACAAATAAAAACTTTTTCGCTCTTGTCTATCCATCTTTATTGTATATATCTGGTGAGGTGAATTTCAATGGAATATCGCTTTTCTATGAGAGAAAAAAATCAATCTATCTGCCTGGTCTTGTCATACAAGGTCAATGGCAAGTGGAAGCAGAAGACAAAACAAGGTTTCAAGACGAAAAGAGCCGCCAGAAATTACCAGGATACTTTACTGGATGCAGTCAGACAGGAAGCCGAAACAGAAACAATAAAGGATATCCAGGATATCACGCTTAAGGATTTCACGAATGAAATATTCTTAAGAGATAAGAAAAACACCATCGAATACGGCACCCGTCAGAATTATATTGTTATGCTGACCCGCTTTGAATCCATTGCAAATAAACCGATCAAATCGATTAAAGAATATGAAGTTGTAAATGCATATAACCTTCTTTTAGATCGTCTCAAGGTTTCAACGAGCAATTTATCATTAGCATACCTGAAAACTGTTTTGAACTATGCTGTAAATACATATAAGATCATCAGAGTAAGCCCGGCACAGTCTGTTGAAATGGCAAAAGACAAGCGAAAAAAAGAAATAAAAGCATTTACAAAAGAAGAGGCAGAGCAGCTGATCAGTAGCATAAAGAACCCGCTCTATAAAATGATCACATTAACCGCTTATCTAACAGGCATGAGATACGGCGAAATTGTAGCCTTGCGATGGTCAGACGTTGATTTCTTCAACCAGACGATCACCATTTCCAAGTCTTACGGTTTATGTCAGAATGGTAAATTTGGTATTAAAATACCAAAGACAAAAAATAGTTATAGAACGCTCCATTGCCCAGCCAGGCTTATAAAAGCCCTCATCCAGTGGAAGGAATCAAATCCTATCCAGATCGACGGCAGAGTTTACCCCGCGACAAGAACCACACACTCAAATTTGGTCGTTGAAATAGGCAGATTCAAGAATGGTATGAATGTTCACTCCCTGCGGCATACTTTCGCAACACTTCTATTATCTGAAACACAAGATATTAACTTGGTTGCAGCCTGCTTAGGAGATACACCGGCAACAGTCGCCAGAACTTATATACATTACACGCAAGATATACGCAAAAAAGCCAATGATTATATAGATGCAATTTTTAATTAAATTTCTGCCGTTTTTTTGCCGTTTTAGCAAAAAACATAGATTTTATCGAATAAATTGCACTTAAAACTCAATTAGTGTATAATAATTTTGTCATTCAAAGTCGTGAATCAAAGGATGTGCATAAGTAATGAAAAAATACATTGCAGCCGCTCTGATACTGATCGTGCTCATTGCAGCCGGCGGCGCTTTTGCGTTTTTTTATTTCTTCAACGGAGGCTCCTGGCAGGGTACCTGGTGGGGCGTGCAGGACGCCGGCGTCAACTGGACCGGCGACAACATGCAAAACCTGGAAACCGTTACATTTACCAGGAATGACGACGGCACCATCACTGTAGACCACAAAGTACAGGTTGGCAGCCGTGAAATCGAAGGCAGTCTTTCCGGCGAAGGGAAAGTCGATGGCGGACGCCTGCAGGTCACTCTCAAGAATGGCAAGACCGAGAGCTTTTCCTACAACGCAGTCGACAAGACCATTGCGACTCCCCTCACCAATGCAGATGATACACCCGTCACACTGAAAGAACTGACCGGCGATAACAATGACGAGATGGAACGCATCCGGAGCCAGATCGTACAGATCTCTCAGAAACCGGAAAACAAAATCGACAAAACACTGGCTTCCTCAAGAAGCTAAAAAAGAAGCTGTGAGAAATGGAAATCATTTTTCACAGCTCTTTTTCGTTGTGCGGAAGGAATGAACCCCTTTCGGTGCATACGCGCCACTTTCCCCTGACGGGGACAGCCTATGCGTTATACCGGCTTTCTTTTACCATCACACTTCTCCATCTGCCCCCTCCCGTCTTGCTTACGGGTGCCGGCTCAGCATATAATTGAAATAAAGATTCTCCCAATCAGGAAAACATTTTAAGAAGGGATTTCTTATGAAGGATATGCAGGAGAAGATCAGATTTTTCGGCCGGATCGTATCTGTTCAGCCGCGTGCCAATGTCTGGCGCTACCGTCTGGATAACCGTTCACATGGCATGAAGGGCTATAACCTGTTCCTGAAAGGAGTGGCAGACAGCGAAGACAAGGATTTTTCTATTGCCATTTCAGAGAAGCAGCAGGAAAAGCTTCGCTTTCACTTCGGTGATGAAATATCTGGAACTGCCTGGACGAAGCTGTATCCAAAGCTCGACTATGCCGATTATTACCGGGCCGGGGCTTTGAAAAAGATAAAGCCGGCTGATTTTGTCGATGAAGAAAAGACTTCTCCATGGGAGGGTGAAGTTCCATCCTTAGATGTTTACAACTGGCGCGGATGCCGCATGCTGGACGGCCGGAGATGGAGAGGCAAATGCTTCACCTGCAAATGGGCCTGCATGGCAAATGTTATCATTGAATACGACTGGGGCGTTTCCCAGAGATTAAGGTTCGAGAGCTACTGCTATGGCCCGAAAAGCTGCAAGCGGTATGCCATGGGGCGCCCCAGACCTGTCCCCTATAAAGATGCGGGAATTTATTATGATGACGGTGAACTGGACATCATCTGTACAGAAAATCGTGGTGATGATGATTAAGAGAGAGGGATATATATGTTGTTTAGAGGTGACCCATCTGAAAAAGACTGGCAGCTGTTCCGAAAAAAAAAAGGGGCTGGCAGGACGCATATATGGGAAAATTAGTTCAGGAATACATGGAAATTCTGCAAAAGGATGTATCGGCATCGGGAAGATTCTGGACTTTGGAAGAAAGAATCAAAAAAGACAGGAAGAATCCCGGACTAATCGTTGAAATGAGCAGACGTCGCCTGCTTTCTAATCTGGCGAACCTTGCAGCTTACGGCGTCATTCACAAATCTGATTTGGAAGAATTCAGTGATAAAATGAAAAAAGATATTGAAGAAATCATGGACTATAATGGAATTGATTACAAATAAATTCCAATGTATTGATAAAAAGAGCCCCGTGCAAATGCACGAGGCTTTTTCTATTCACGCTCTATTCACTTAAAAGTTATGGCTGATGGTCGCAAAGAAGGTACCGCCTTCCTGCTTGCCGGTCCAGCCGGTGGCCTTGAGGTCGACGCCCCATGGGTGGGAATTGTCGATCTTGCTCTTCCAGCCGAGTTCGAGGAAGCCGCTGGAGCCTTTGACGGTCGGGCTTGGGGTATTCCAGCCTGCGTAGGTGGTCTGGCTTTGCTGCCCGCTTCGTAGTCCCAGCCGATGCCGGCGTAGAGGGATCTTATCTGGTCGAAGTCTCTGGTCCATCTCATGCCGAGTCTGGTGACATAGGAATTGATGGAGTCGAAATCGTACTTCGAGTCGCCGTAGCCGCTGTGGACGACGGCGCTGTCGCTTCCGAGGTAGGTTTAGAAGAATTTACCGTAAATGTCATAGCTGTCACGGTTTCTGGTGTAGATCTTGCCAAGGCCTGCCTGGGCAGCGATGTATGGTGCGCCGCTGTCGTAGCGGGACATGGATTTGGCGATCATACCGTGGAAGTCGCCCTTGAGGTAGCCGGCTCTGACGGCGCCTTCATAGTAGAGGCCGCTGTCGAGATCGCGCCGTAAGAGGATACCGCCGCCGGTATAGTGCTGGCGGCCGTCGCCTCTGGCTCCGGTGTCAAGGTAGCTTGCATAATGGCTCTTGCCGTATTCGAAGAATGGCATGATGGTGTCGATATGGCCTTCGTGCTGGCTTCTTCTTACGAAGCCGACGTTGGCGGCCATGCCGTTGCTGTCGATGTAGGAGCCGGTGTTATAGTGGAGATCGTATCCGCCGACGATAGCATACGGTACGAACTTCGCTTCGATATCATGGTTTTCAATCCATGCGCCTTCTGCAGCATGGAGGGCGCTGCCGGCGATGATGTCGCCTGCGTTCTTGATCGTATTGGCTGCATTTTCCCTGTCTTCCGGAAGGATCTTCGTATCCGTATCAGAAGTTCCTTTTTCGTCCTTCGGAATGGTGATGACGATCGTATTCGCATCTTTCTTTTCGACGATGGCTTTATAGTTGATGAAGCCTGCCGAGGTGACGGTATCGAGGCCGTCGATCGTGCCGTAGCTCGTGTCATCGGTCGTGATGCCGTTCGCATTGTAGAGGAGGTTGATGTACTCGCCCGGGTTCAGCTTCGTATTTCTCTGGACACCGCCAAAGACCGTGGCGCCGGAGACATCCATCGTACCGTCGGTCGTCGTGCTGTTTTGTACAGCCGCCAGGGTTGTATCTGCGTCAACCGCTGCATTTCCAGTGACCGTCAGCATGGTTTCCCCAGCCGTCGTTCCTTCAGGGACGTAGAAATTGAGGTTTTGGAAATAAGCAAAGTCTGCGACCGTCTGGCCTTTGGTATACATATTGTACGTGTTGTTCTTGCTTTCGGTCGTACCATAACCGCCATAGAGGCTCATTTCCGGGTTCAGATCTCCCGCCAGAATATTGATCGTATTGTTATCTGCTGCGCCATCGTAGGTTTGCCCACCATAAATGTCTGTGTCAAGCGTGCCGCCGGATACATTGATTGTGTTGCTATTCGCATCGCCTTCGGTAGTAAAACCGCCATAAATACCGATTCCGCCTGTGACTTCGCCGCCGCTGATGGTGACAGTATTGCCATCAGCATCTCCTGTACTGGCCATACCTCCTGTCACGATAGGTACGAAGTCTTCCGGACTAGAAACTGTACCGCCGGAGATGATGACCGTATTTTCCGATGCGCCCGTCACCCCGGCACCGCCAGTGACTGTCCCCGGATTTCCGCCGGTAATGGTGATCGTATTCCCCGTGGCGCTGCCCCCACTCTGCGCTGCCATCGTGATAGCGGACGTACCTCCGCTGAATACAAGAGTATTATTGACCGCATCCCCTGTCTCGGCGTAACCAGCAACCGTTTTAGTCGAAGAGCCGCCTGTCATTGTGAGTGTATTGTCACTAGCTCCTGTCTTGCCATAGCCGCTGGTGACATGACCGATCAGGTCACCGCCGCTGACTGTGAGGATATTGGAAACAGCCTCGCCGCTTGCTGAATAACCGCCAAAGACGGTATCTGAACTTTCCGTAGAGTCAGCAACTCCAACCGTTCCTCCATTGATGGTGACAGTATTTTTAGAAGCAGTACCATCAGCCGTATACCCGCCATAGACCGTCTTTTCTATAGTGCCGCTTTCGATAGTGACGGCGTTGCCTGTGGCATCATTGCTTGTGGTTCCCTCAGCCGTATAACCGCCATAGACTTCGCCCTTGACAGTGACATCTGAAATTTTGACAGTATTTTGAGAAGCATCGCCAGCTGCTGCCTCACCGGTGAGTGGATTATCCATCTGGTGTAATGCATAACCGCCATAGATATTTCCTGAAACATCTGCCGTGCCGCTCAGTTCGACAGTATTTCCTTCAGCTCCCTTGCCGATAGTATAACCTCCGGCAACGATGCCTCCGACACTGCCTAAAGAAATTTTGACAACGTTATTGGTCACATCGCCCAAATAAGACCAACCGCCGGCTACGCTTCCGGCTATAGAAACCGCTTTGCTTATTTCTACACTGTTTTGGTCAGCCGTCCCATAGATGGCCCAGCCTCCACTTACAACAGGCACTACACTTTCTGTATCTCCTGAACTTGTTACAGCCCCGCCAGTCATGACAACTTTATTGTTTACAGCACTTCCTTCTGGTTGATTATTATAGCCTCCGGAAATCATCTGACTGACTGTACCACCGCTCATGGTTACGCTATTATTTTCTACTCCCTTTCCCTGTGCGCCGTATACTACACCAAATGTACCATCTCTAATTTCAACAGTATTATCTGCCGCCGAACCATTATCCGCCTGACTCCCGGACAGCGTATACTGTACTGATCCTCCTGTAACAAGCACAGAGTTCCCAGAATTGTTTGTATAAGATCTGCCCCCGTATAGAAAATTACTGGTTCCTGCGCTTTCCACATGGTTTCCTGAAGCCGTATTGCCATAGGCCCCGTAGACAGCAGCGGCAGTGCTGCTGCTGTCAAAGATCACGGTATTATTATTTGTCGCACCCAGTCTTGACTGGCCGCCGTAAATCTCAGCCTGGCTTACCTGCGTATTTGTAACATTGACTGTATTATTCGATGCATCGCCTGATTCACCTCCACTGACGGTACCACCATAAATCCTTATTCCAGTTGAGTCCGACGACGCATCCGTCACGTTCAGCGTATTCCCGCTGGCTGTCCCTGTATCACTGTTGCCGGTAATTTCCGTTTCCGTAATTGGTCCCGTCACCGTCACAGCAGCCTCTGCTGTCATGGCAGAAAATCCCATCAGGCTGGATACGACCAGCGCCGTCAAAACTTTGTACTCCCTTTTCAT